GCTACCGGGCCGCACGCGAAGCCGGCGATCTCGATGCCGAGATCGAGGCTCAGACAGCCCTCGCCGACAACGCAACCAAGCTGAACCAGCTGAAGCTCGGCCTCGAAGCGATGAAGTCACAGCCGCAGCAGCCGGTGACCGCACGCACGGGCGATCCCGTCGAGGATCTCGCGCGGGGCATGGAGACGGCGGGCCATCAGGCGTCAGCCGAGTGGATCCGCAAGCATCCAGAGTTCGCTCGCGACCAGCGGAAGTACGCAGCCATGATCGGCGCACACAACGTGGCCGTGAACGGCAAGAACCTCCCGCCCAACAGCGCCGAGTACTTCGCCGATATCGAGAAGACCCTCGGCATCGACCCTGCCACGCGACATGAGCCGCGTTCCGACGCTGCCCCGAACGGTCACGACGTCACGTCCAGTGCGGCCAAGGCCGTGCAGGAGCGCGGCGCCGACACACCGCCGCCGGCAGCGCCGCCGTCGCGCGGACAGAGCGGCAATTCCGTCCGCCTCACGGCGGCCGAGAAGGAGGCGGCTCAGATCTCGGGCATCTCCGAGGAAGAGTACGCCCGCAACAAGTCGCGGAAGGTGTGATCATGGAAACCCGCCGCAGACGCCGCACGATCGCCCGCAAGGGCGGTACCACGGCCACCACCGCACCGGGCGCCGAGCCCGTGCTGGAGACAGTCGTCCACAAGACGCCGACGATCGAACGCCCTCCGATGCGCAGCGACCTGCGCGCCGATGATCTCGAACGTGCGCGTGCTCGTGCCGCCGAGATCCTCGGCGACGACTCGATGCTCACCACGGGCGAGGACAAGTACCACGTCGATCCATCCGTCATTCCCGACGGATGGACCTACGAGTGGAAGCGCAACACGGTCTACAACAAGGAAGACCCGCAGTACCGCACCATCATCGATCGTGGTGGCTGGACGAACGTGCCGACCGAGCGCCATCCCGAGCTGATGCCGCCCGGAAGCCCTGACGCGTTCATCCACCTCGACGGTCTCATGCTGATGGAGCGTCCGAAGGAGATTACCGACAAGGTTCGAGCTCGCGATCTCATGGCAGCACGCAATCAGGTGCGCGCCAAGGAAGAGCAGCTCGCGTCGGCGCCTCCGGGCACCTTCGAGCGCGGCACGCATCCGGGTGCTCCGGTGCGCGTCGGCAAGGGCTACAGCCCGGTCGACATCCCCCGCGATTAGCACACCAAAAGGGAAGCCCCGCTCGCGAGAGCGGGGCTTTTCTGCGCCCGATTTTGAGGGGGGTTTACAAATCCCGAAAATCTGACATCTTGATGATCGTTCGTGCCGCCCTCGGGGGTGGCCCATGATTTTCCCGCGATCATAACCGGCCCGGTGCTTGGTGTGACGCTCTCCTGAAAAGGAGGAGTGCGCACTATGACCAACACCAATGCGCCTTTCGGCTTCAGCCAGTACTTCGGCGGCTCCGGTGGCGTCCCCACCTTCAACCAGTCTGTGCGCCGGATCGCCAGCGCCAACAGCACCCCGATCTACACGGGTGACCCGGTCATGCCGGTGATCAGCACCGCGACCGGCTACATCACGCAGGGCGCACCCGCCACCACGGTCCTCGCCGGCATCTTCGTCGGCTGCAAGTACCTCTCGGTCAGCCAGAAGCGCACGGTCTGGGGCAACTACTGGCCCGGTTCCGATGCCACGGGCGACGTCGAGGCGTACGTCATCGACGACCCGAACTCCCAGTTCGTCGTCATGGGCACCAGCACCACCTTCAACATCACCGGCTCGGCCACCACGATGACGAGCTCGCCGATCGGGCAGTACGCCCAGTTCGCGATCGGCACCGGCAACGCCAACACCGGCCGCTCGGGCGCCTATCTCGACACGCTCAACACCACGGCGACTTTCCCGTTCATCGTGCGCGGCCTCGTCGGTCTCGGTGCCGACTACAACGTCGGTCCCGGCTCTGATCCGACGTCGGCCTACAACTGGGTCATCGTCGGCTTCAACAACGAGTGGATGCGCAATAACGGCGCAGGCCCCACTGGTATCAGCTAAGGGAGCGGGACCATGGCCGTCAATCTTTCACAGATCAAGGATCTGCTGCTCCCGGGCCTTCGCGGCGTCGAGGGCAAGTACGAGCAGATCCCCTCGCAGTACGACAAGGTCTTCACGAAGTACGACTCGAAGATGGCCTTGGAGCGCACCGCCGAAATGCGGTACCTCGGTCTCGCCCAGCTGAAGACCGAAGGCGGCCAGACCGCCTTCGACAACGGCGCCGGCGAACGCTTCGTCTACAATCAGGAGCACATCGAGATCGCTCTCGGGTACGCGATGACCCGCAAGGCGATCGACGACAACCTCTACAAGAGCCAGTTCAACCCGTCGAACCTCGGCCTGATGGAAAGCTTCCACCAGACCAAGGAGATCTACGGCGCGAACATCTTCAACACGGCGACGACCTACAACGCCAACATCGGCGGCGACGGCGTGGCGCTCTGCTCCACCGCGCATCCGATCGACGGCACCACGATCGCCAACCGTCCGACCATCGACGTCGACCTCAACGAGGCGTCGCTGCTCAACGGCCAGATCTCCATCCGCACCAACTTCCGCGACATCGCCGGCCTCAAGCAGTTCGCGCGCGCCCGGAAGCTGATCATCGCGCCCCAGAACGAGCCCGTCGCGGTCCGCTTGACCAAGACCGAGCTCCGTCCCGGCACGGCGGACAACGACATCAACGCGATCGGCTTCGTGGCGAACGGTCTGCCCGAAGGCTACATGGTGATGGACTTCCTCACCTCTGCATTCCCGTGGTTCCTGCTCACGAACATCGCCGGGCTCTCCTACATGGAGCGCATCAAGTTCGAGACCGACATGCAGGTGGACTTCATCACCGACAACCTGTTGGTCAAGGGCTACGAGCGCTACTCGTTCGCCTACTACAACTGGCGCTCGATCTACGGCTCGTTCCCCACCTCGTAACCCGGAGCGCCGCCCACTGACGGCGGCCGAAAGGATCTGACCATGGGTATCACCCACCTCTCTGGCCTCGAAGTCGCTGGCGTCCCCACCATGGGGATGTCAGGACTTCCGCTCACGATCGGCACCGTCTACTTCGTCGACTATGCCCGTGGCAGCGACGGCAACAGCGGCGCAGCCGATGCGCCGATCAAGACGCTCTATCAGGCTCAGAACCTGATGACGGCCGGCCGGAATGACGTCGCGGTCCTCGTGGGCGACGGCTCGACCGCCGCCACCCAGCGCCTGTCGGTCGCCAATGCGCAGACCATCGATCCGACTGCCACGACGGGCACCCTGATCTGGGCCAAGGCCGCCTGCCACATCGTCGGCATGGCCGCCCCGACGCAGGTCGGGCAGCGTGCCCGCATCGCGCCGCCGACCGGCACCTACACCGCGACCACGTTCAATGCTGCCACGTTCGTGTCGGTCACGGCACAAGGTTGCATCTTCTCCAACCTGTCGACGTTCCCGGGTTTCTCGACCGGAAGCGCCAGCATGATCGGCTGGTCCGACACGGGTGGCCGCAACTGCTACAACAACTGCAACCTTGCTGGCTTCGCCGACACCGCGTCGGCGCAAGGCGTGGGCGCGCGGGCTCTGTTGATCAGCGGCACGACGGGCGAGAACACCTTCAACGATTGCGTCATCGGTCTCGACACGATCGCGCGCTCGGTGGCCAACGCCACGCTCGAATTTGCCGCCGGCACGCCGCGCAACATCTTCAACCGCTGCATCTTCCCGATGCTGACGTCGGCTGCCACGCCACTGAGCATCCTCGGCACGGGCGCGGCCTGCATGGATCGCTACCAGATCTTCGATCGCTGCAAGTTCATCAACAGCATGTCCTCGGGCGGCACCGCCCAGACCGTCATCGCGTCGCTCACCAGCGCCTCGCCCGGCGGCCTCATGCTGATGGACAACTGCACGCTCATCGGCAACACCTCAACCAACTGGGGCGACACCAACGCCTTGGCCAACATCTACGTCAATGGCGGCTCGCCGACGGCGGCCACCAACGGCATCGCGCTCAACCCGACCTAAGGAGCCGGATCATGAAGGGACGCAAGATGGGCCCGGGTACCTCCGGGCCGGCCTCAGGCGACAAGGACTGGAAGCACGAGGCTTCCCCCGTCGCACGCAACTCCGCTCCGAAGATCATGGGACCGGCCAAGCGCAAGGCGCGCAAGGACGGCGGCATGGTCGACGGCGACAAGCCCATGAAGAACGGTGGCCGCATGCCTCGCAAGAGCGGCGGTCGTGCAGGCGGATCCAACGCGAGCCCGTTCTCCTCGGCCCGCACCGGCAACGCGCCGGCCGGTCGCAAGACCGACGGTTCCAGCCACTAACAGACCGCGACTGGCGTCCCCTGATGAGGTGATCGCGGCGCGCCGGGAAAGGATTACCTGAATGCGCCCGATTACTGTCACCGTTGGACCGCTCACCGCCCCGAGCGCCACGAACGTCCGCACGGCTTCGGGCGTTCTGGCGGCCGGCGCCGTCGTCCTCAACGGATCGCTGGTCACCGCTGGTGTCGCGACGTTCGACAACGCTCGACGTGCCCTGTTCACGACGACAGCCGACGAGACCACCAAGACCGTCACGCTGATCGGTACGAACGGCTCGGGCAACACGATCGGCGAGACCATCACGCTGGTCAACGCATCGACCGTCGCGTCTCTTCTGGACTACAAGACCCTGTCGAGCGTCGTGAGCAGTGCCGCCCTGACCGGCAACCTGTCGATCGGCACCAACGGTGTCGCCGCCAGCCCGTGGGTCATGATGGATCCTTGGGCGAACCTGCCGATCGGTGTTCAGGTCGGGGTGAGCGGCACGGTCAACTACACCGTGCAGGTCACGTACGACGATCCCAACAGCCCGGTCAATCCGCCGACCGTCGCCGCCGTCAACTGGTCGTCGTCGGCCGACACTGGTCTGGTGAACAAGACTGCTCTGGCAATCGGTTCGCTGGCCAACATCCCGGCCTACGTCAGGCTGCTTCTCAACAGCCAGACCAACCCGGGCTACGCCACCATGACGGTATCCCAGCCGGGCGTCGTACCGCAGTGAGGTCTCATGACATCCAGCGGCACCTACGCCTACCAGCCTAGCCTCGGCGAGCTCGTCCTCTACGCCTACAACCTCATTCAGGTTCGCCCGACGTCCATCGTGCAGGAGCACATGGAGTCGGCGCGCATGGCGATGAACCTGCTGCTGGCCGACTGGTCGAACGATACGCCCAACCTGTGGAAGGTCGATCTCGTCGAGGAAGCCCTCGTCGAGGGGCAGGCGACGTACGACGTCGATCCGAGCACGATCGTCATGCTCGATGCCTACATTCGCATCGACGATGGGAGCAGCGATCCGCAGGACCGCATCATCCTGCCGATCAGCCGCACCGAGTACTCCAGCTACCCGAACAAGGACATTCAGGGCTTCCCGACGGTCTTCTGGTTCGATCGCCTGATCAACCCGACCGTGACCCTGTGGCCGGTCCCCGACGGCGTGAGCGCGCAGTACCTTCGCTACTACCGCGTGCGTCAGGTCGAGGATGCGGGCTACGCAGCAGGCCAGACGGCCGACCTTCCGTACCGCTGGTTGCCGGCCTTCGCCGACGGTCTCGCGCTGCAGCTGGCGCGCATCTGGAACCCGGGCGCCATCCAAGGCCTGATGCCGTTCGCCGATCGCAGTCTTCTGCGCGCCCAGAAGCAGGACGTTGAGACGGCTGCCGTGTACGTGGCGCCTATGCTCGGAGGCTACTACCGATGAGCTACGCATCCCGAGCTGGCCGCGCGCATGCCAACGCCCGCAACCCCCGCGCCTTCGCCGTCTGCGATCGTTGCGGCATCTGGCACAACCACCACAAGCTCAGCTTCCAGTGGGATTGGGCAGGCGCCGGCATGGTCAACAAGCAGATCCTTGTCTGCCCGCGTTGTCTCGACAAGCCCCAGCCGCAGCTCAAGGCGATCATCCTGCCAGCCGATCCCGTGCCCGTCAGGAACCCCCGCACGGAGCCGTTCTT